GGCTTTGCGGGCATGTTTGAGTATGCCAACCTTGCCCCGAAAGCTGCGGCGCGCGGCTGGCCGACGATGGGTGATTACGTGCTTGTAATCGGGCCGCATGTGAAAGCGCGGTTTAACAATGGGCTGGATTTGAATGTAGGATTTATCCCGCTTTACACCGGCAAAACTTCGGGGGTTTTTACGCTCTCGATCAGCATCCCGATAGGAGGGAAATGAAATGAGGAAGCCGAGCGTGACGCCCTGCAAGCCACCAATGCGGAATTGCTGGAGGCTGGAACCGAATTGCTTGCATCCATTGATAAGTTAATGCCAAGCGACGGCCCCATTAAAGCCAAAATGCGCGCAGCCATCGACAAAGCGGAGGGCAAACAATGACCAAAAAAACAATCAGTGTTGAGGCGCGAGATCAGGGCTTCGAGGGATTCAACACGCTGCTAAAAAAAGCAGTAAGCTGGAAGCGCCAAATGATCAAGAAAAGGCTGTTTTCAGCAAAGGCCAAATGCCCCACATGCGGCAAGGTCGAGATGCACGTCACGTGCAATATAGGCGGAAATAACCACCTGCATTGCCACTGTCAGAATTGCGGAGCGGGGTTTATGGAATGACCCCCGACTACCACCCCGATGAACTGAAATGGTGGGAGGTTATCCTCCTGACCCTGATCGACGTGACCTACGCCGCGTCTATCTTATCCGTGCCGCTAATTTTTGCGGTGATTTACCTCTCTTGAAAGGAAAGACGATGAGTGAAGCATTCGAAAAACTGGTGGAAATTGGCGAAGAAGCCTACGACAACATTAATGATTTTGACGTAAGCGCGGCAGCATTTTCGCGCGCAATAGTCGAGGCGGTGCTGAAAGAGATTGGCTCTAACCCCGCAGAGTTTGGGATTGAACCGAAGGTGAAGCCGTTGGAGTGGTATGCTTTAAGCCAAAATGGCAACTGTAAGGCACTCACCATTATTGGCGATTACTTTATATCGGACGAGTATGAAGAGGGTTGGAAGGTCTGGACGCCACCCACAAGCGCCGACCATGAGCCTGATATTGGCTGCTATCCCATGCTTGAAGCTGCTAAAGCCGCCGCTCAAGCCCATTACGAAAAGCTGATTAAATCAGCGCTTGAATAAGCCTTCCGGTGATAGGCCACGCGGCCTTGATCCCGAGTGCTTTGCTCGATAACGAAAGGAAAGACTATGAAAACCATCCTGATTGCAACCGCCCTTATCGGCCTCGCCATGCCTGCATTTGCCGGTTCTGTGGTAAACTATGAGCCACCAACACCGCCAACCGTAGTGCCGCCAGCGCCAACCGCGCCCTTCGTGCCGCTTAGCCCTTTTGCCGGGGCTTATATCGGTGTTCACGCTGGCGCTGCCGCCATGCAGCAAATCACGGAATACTCGAAAGATGTTTTCGGCACCCGCGATGTGACCGAATGCTGGAAATTCTGGCAAAACGATTGGTATACCCAGCTTGACGAGCGCTATTGCTCTGGCGGATTCGAGGGCATGAACCAGCACTATTTCAACAACGCCCAGGAGCGTGTGGTTGGCAGTGAAGAATACTTTATCGGGACCGAGACTTGGGAGGAAACGGAGTCCGACACCTTCCTGATCTATGGCGCTCAAGCTGGCTACCTGTGGGATTTGGGCAGCGTGTTGGTTGGCGGCGAGGCCAGCTATTCGGTATATGACAGCGACACCTTCCCGATCACCGGTGTGGCCACTGTGAAGGCCCGCGCTGGCCTCGATATGGGCCGCGTTAGCCCCTATGCCCACGTTGGTTATTCATGGGCCTCTGGTGTGGCCGACGAAGGTATGAGCTACGGCGCAGGCCTTGATTGGGCGCTGAATAGCCGCATGATCATCGGGGCTGAATACACGCACTATGCCTTTGCTGATTACGCGCATGACGCGGCAGTGCTTCGCGTGTCTTACAGCTTTTAACCCAACCGCCCGCTGCTTAGGTGGCGGGCATATTTAGGAGAGAGAGCAATGAAATTCCTCTTATTTTTAACCCTAATAAACCCACAAACAGCCGAGCCAATTTACCATCCCGACTTTGCCGAAAGTGCGGGCTGGTTCTTATCCTACGACGACTGCATGGACTCCGGCGCAAACCAAGCCTTCGCGATTGAGCGGGCCTTGGAATACGCCATCTACGTGCTGGTTGAGTGCGTGGAAGAAGAAGGAGAAGCGTGATGAAAAACGATGAAACCTGCCGCCTCGCCTTGTTTGTGGGCATTGTGCTTGGGTTCGCTGCTTGCGGGCTGACTTATGCTGTATACGGGCCAGCTATGCCCGTTTGTGAAAGGATGGAATGATGGAGATTGGACACATAATCAGGCTGATCTATGTTATGCAAATAACGATTATCAGCATGTTTTTTGGGGCGGCTGCATACTCTTCTGCATGGGTAGTGGCAAGCATCCTTGCGGTCGCATGGTTTTTCCATGTGATGAAGATTATTTTTGACAAGGAGAAAGAACAATGAACCTACCAGCAAAAACCGAAGCCAAGCTGGTTGAGACTGTGGCTAAAACTTTATTCAATGACTGGGTTAAACCACCAAAAGGTTACGGTAAATTACTTTGGCAGGACGAGCCAATCACAATGAAGAACATTTGGATGCGGAGGGCAGAATCCGCTCTAGCCGTGGCCGTTCCCGTCATTCGGAATGCGGTGTTGGAGGAAGCGGCGATGGAATTTGTTCTGGAGTGGGGAAGCGATACCAGCTACTCTGCCGCTGCATTTATCCGCGCCATGAAAACCGAAGGGAGTGAGTGATGAAACAGTCAGAAATAGATAGAGCGCTGGTATTGGTGTATCGGAGTAATAACGCTCATGATTATACAAACTGGACTAAGCCATGCGACGCAATGGACAAGCTGCCAATGATTGGCCTAGAAGAATATGCCCGCTCTTTAGAGGTGCTGCGCAATGACGTTCTTGAAGAGATCGAGCGCCGTAAAGCAATCGGGCAGGTTAAATTTTCGGTAGACTGGTATGCTGAATTAGAGGCGCGTCGGGCAAAATCAGGAAGCCGCTAACACCCGCCCGCTAATTCATTGTGACCACTAACTTAACTAAAGGAGAAAGAACATGAACATTGACAAACTGCAAAAAGCCTTAGCAATTTTCAACAAAGACGGAAAGTCCGGCGAGATATATGGCTATCACGATGTTGTTGAAATCTACCCGATGACAGATTCATTCACGAAAGAAGAAGTTGCGCAAATCGAATCCCTCGGGTTTATGCCTACAGACTGCGAGGATGGGTGGCAGTGCTTCACCTAGCACCCGCCAGCTAGTTCATTATAGACGTTGAGCGCGACCATAAAATTGCGCTCACCGTTATCCAGCAACCATTGCGCCGAGGTCCGTTCCTCAAGACAAAGCGGCTCGGCGAGGTCGTTGAAATCACCTACGCTTGCGCACGCTGCCAGAAATAAGCTCATCGTCAGACTTAGCTTCAACATCTTTCTCAATCTCCTTTTTGCGTTTAAGCGCGTCAAATCGCTCTTCAGTTCGCTTGGCCCGTTCAGCCTTTTTGCCGGACCGCCGCGCCAAGCCTAGTGCGGCCAGCACGACCAGCACAAGCGCCACAATCTTGCCAGCACCGGATTTCATGAAGGCCCATACCGCAATCACGGCAAAGCCTCCCTTTTGATTATCGCGCACAGAGGGATATACATAACCCCGCAAGCCTGTTGGTCATCGCCGGTTGAGATATGCGGCGCAATAACAATGTGGTCATCATGCTCTTTCAGGAGATACCCGACAGAAACCATTTCGCAGACACCTTCGTTAATGTCTTCAACGCGCGACCATGACGAAGTAGCCCCTCTGCTATCCATCCACCATACCTTTACCAGATCACGCTCTTTCACGGTAAAGCCCCCCGCAGCCCAATACCGCCCGCCCCTGCCATGATAAGCGCATAAGGCTCAATACCGCCCGTCACATTGGCCAGAAAGGTAAACAGCCACACGCCATCGGGCAGCCCCGCGAGGAGAACCCCGACCGCAATCTGTGCGGCGGAAATCCACCATGTCGTTGACCTTGGTTTGAAGTATTTCATTTTTTCATCCTTCCGCCGATTATAATTGCGAGCACCACCAGCGCCGCCACGGCCGCGCCTATGGCCCAAGCGGGCACACCGGCGGCAACCGCCCCGCCAAGGGCGACAGCGCCGCCTGTGGCGATTACAGCGGGCGCTTTGGTTGATGCGCCAAGGGCAGGCAAACCTACCAGCGCTTTATGCAGCGCCGCCCGAGTATTCTTGCCTGCAACGCCGTCAGTTGTTAGGGCACGGTCTATCTGAAACTCACGAACCGCGTCAGACTCGTATCCGAGAAGCACAAGCGCCGCTCGAGTATAGCGCGCCTCGCGGTCCTTTAGTCCGTTATACCCGCCATTGATGCGCTTGGTCACGGAGCGCAAATCGCCAACATCAGCCCATTTGTTCAGGTTACGGGTATCCCAATACCAAATCGGCCCCAAGCCCTCCCACGGGTCTGTGTTGGCTGCATCAGGGTTGGCAACAAAGTCAGGAGCGCGCTTATCCAGCATCTTTGCCCACGCCGTGAATTGTTCGTAATTGTCGCGGCCTGTGATCTGGATTGCGGTGCGCCCCGCATATTTCTTGCCATCACCATCTTTTGCAGCAGTGTTGCCAAGGTCGGTGCGGGTGTCATAGCGTTTCTGCGCAGGGGTCGGCCCCCACAATTCGCGGTCATAGCGGAAATTGGCGCTTTCGTGCATCATCTGCCCCAGATACTGGGCGAGGCGGTGTGGCTTATCCAAGCCAACTTGGGCACCGAATTTGTTGAGCCCGGCAAGAAAAGACTTCACGTTAGCTGGATCAGCGTTTGGCGAGGCCATTTTCATCAGCTTTTTGGTCGATAAAATCACATTCCGCCCTTTTCTTTTCGAACCACGTTAAACGGATTGCTCGTTGTGCAAATCGCCTTTGCAGGAACAAGCCCCCAAAATATATTACGAATGCCCCAGCATGTCTCTACCAGATACGCCCCCTCGGGCAGGGCAGAGCAGCGCGCGTCGCTCGGCGCCCACCACGACAAAGTAAGCGGCGCTGGATAAACAGCATCCGGCTTATAGGTGAACGGCCCGCCGCTGGCATCGCAAACCACCTGCTGGTTTCGAATATTTCGAACAACAACCGAGTATGCGCCGGTAAATTCGCGCTTTGCGCCACCATCATAATCAATAATAACAGGCGCGTATTCATTCGCATCTGGGATTATCATCGTGCCAGCATCATACCAATACGACGCTGGCGTGAGCGAGGCCATCAGATACGCCAATGGCAGCGCATAGAGCACTGACCACCAGCCAAATTTTCCCGCCCTTCGCATCATAATCCGCTCCTGAATTTACTGATTATAGCATCCCAATTTGCCCACAAGGTAGCTAAGCCAACTATCCCAAGGAAAAGATACTTCCCAAACCAGCCCAGCGCCTGCAACCGCTTCATAAACCTAATGATGCTTTGAAGTATTTTAACCTCTTCATCATCGAAAATATGCGGGGTTTTGCCATCGCTATCGGCAAGCGCTACCTTTAGCTTTTCGATTATATCATCGGGGTTCGTCATTCTATTTCCTCACCACGCGGCAATTCCGCCCGCAATTCGCGCAGCGTTCTTAACTAGAGCAAGCTCGTCATTGCTCAGTATTCTGTTTATATAAAAATGATAGTAGACTTTTGACCCTGCAAGCTGGGTGGCTGACACAGGTCCGCAGTTTATCGTGGTGTCTGCCGCAGTTGCGGTTGACCCAAGCCAGTTTGATGCGCTTGTTATTTCGGCGTCATTGTTTATTTGGAGAGATAGATTGCCGGGGGATTCCTCTAATTTTTTAGTAAATACATAAGGCGTCCCCGGCGAAATTCCAGTGGCGTAACTGGTTACGGTCACCGCTATTCCATCCGTGCTGAATCTAGAGAGGCCCCTTGTTAAATCGGTAACATTTGCTTGGAATCGCGAATAATCGTTACCACTTGCAGTTGCCCTAAGCCCGCAAAATGTAGCATTTTCCGTTACGCCCGTATCAAAGCAAACAACCTCTGTGTGGTTTGCCGAGAGAACCAGCGTAGAGTTCAGCCCCTGTAGCAAACTTGTAGAGCCATTAAATTCAATATACTTAAGCCCGCCGGAAGCTCTCAACGTGGCGCGCGCAGCATCGCTTGCTGAACTGACGTGCCTGTCTGAAAATTGGTCATAGAACCAACGCACAGGGCCATTGACCACCGCCGGAGTGGATGCGCCCGAATCTGAGAATATGAGACTGGATCGCGGGTCACGAAGAAATCCGTCATCGCCAGGATTAAATAGTGCTAGCACAGGGTTGCCACCACCGCCACCGGATAGCGATAAACCAAGTCCTAAACCTGTCATGCTGGCCTCCTATGCTAGTTTTTCAACGTGAAATGCAATAGACATGTTATCCCACCTTTTTGAAAATTACCGATGCGTATACTTCAACTTCGCCGGAAGTCATAGGCATCCCCATTTCGGCGCTTGAATCGTTTGTGTAAACCTCAACCCTAAACACTTTGGTAGCAGCAATTGTTATTTTACCCTCAAACGGTAGGTTGGGGGAAGTCGTCAGGCTATCGCCAGCATATCCCGGACCATTATTTCCGCCACCGACAATCGCTGTAGCAGAGTCAGTAACATTATACAGCCTAGACTTAAGACGATAAACGCCGGAATTAAACGATCCTCCAGCTTGCGCCCAACCGCTAACTTCATATGTGCCTGCGGGCAAAGTAACCAAATAAGTTGTTAGTGAAGCACCAGAAATCTCGTTCGTCAGCACCGTATTGAGCTGGTGAGTATTTAGCCAGCCAACAACCGTAGTAGCACCAGCCGTTCCTGAAACCTGATGATTAACAACGTGCAGTATTTGATTTGAGGCGCCAATCGCCTGCTTCGTTTTGAGCGCAGTCATCATGGCCTGATCATCAGTTCCAGCCTCGGCCTCGGCCTGTGTGGCCAATTCGGCAATGCCCGCTACCGTTTCTGTCGCGGCAACCTCGTCACCGGTATTTGTGCCTGTATTCGAGGCTTCGAGGGCTACAGCTTTTGCGTCAACGCTTTCAATCGCCGCCTGAACGTCGCTTTCTGGAACTGAAGTTGTAGGGCTGAATGAAACATTTGCAGCGCCGGTATTCGTGGAGCTTTCAGGAAACACAGGGTCAACCGGAAAGCCATCAAGTGATGCTCCTGCGCTGTCTGTTACATTAACCTTAATGCCAGCCGCGCCCAAAACATACAGTTCAGCAAACGTGCCGCCACCGTCAGCAACCAAAGGCGTAGGGTGCGCCGTTCCTGCGCCGCTATCTGTGTAAGCAGTAACAGGCGTTGAAGTGCCGCTTTCATACAAATACACTTTAGCACCTGCAACACCATCGCCGCTTGCGTCTAATGCCCGTAGCGGGATTTTGAATAGTCTGTCTGCCATTTTGTCACCTTATACCTTCTATAAATAACTTCAATTGGCTATTCAGGTTGATTACGGTTTTCAGTTGGAACAATGTATTGAGCGCCTGCGCCTGTCATCCATTCTGTCAGCCTTAGATTGGCAAACCTATTCGCCTCTGCAGTTGCCGCATTTGGAGGAACCATCAATGCTCTAAACAAATCAGGGTCTTGAATAGCATCACGCAAAAGAGCCGTTGCCCTGCCTTCAGTGAGGCCTTGTAGTATAGCCTTAACGCGCCCAACTGCCGCCGATGACGTTTTGAGGGAAGCACCGCTAGTGCCAGCGCCAAGCTGAGCGCCTTTACGCGCGGCCACGGTTTCAAGCACAAAGCTAATAATCCTAGAAGGACCGTCCGTGATTGCCCTATCGCCAACATTTGGAAGAGAGCCTACCGAGCGCTCCACCCTTGCCATCTCTGCCGCAATGCGGCGCATCCTTAGCAATTCGTCACTTGAAAAGGCTTCTTGCAGAATTTTCTGTGTGCTTTCCTCACCCATATTCGCAAGCAGCCGCCGACCAGATATTATCGCCTGCCCTGCCTCGTCGATAGGTCCGCCCATCATACCACCGCCTGTTGACCCGTTTAGAAGATAGTCAACCAAACCATTTTTATAACCGCGAATAGCTTGGCCCGTTTCGTCACGTATTGCTTGCGCATAAACTTGACTCGCCGCATTTACCGGGTCCTCCGCCTTGAATATTGAAGCAATTTCACCTCCCCTGTTTGCCTCGGTAAACGCTGCCACGCTGGAATTTCTGGGGTTAGAAACATCACCAGCAATTTGAGCCACGTTTTCCCCTCGTGCCGCAGCGCGGGCAGCAGACTGTTGAGCGCCTACCATTTCCACCTGAAGCCCCGGATATTTATCAAGCAATTCAGAATTATTCCGCATAAACGTTTGCGCCCGATTTAGATTAAGTTCACCATCTGTTATCGCGTAATCTTGAAACCTGTTTTTGATATAGTTTTGAATCGCATCATCCGCGTTACCGTTTGACCCTGCCGCTCGTCGTATGTCATTAACAGCTACAGCAGAAACAATGCCCCGCCGCCCAACCGAAATATCAAGCGTCATTTCTGGTGGAACGCTACCGCCTATATTTGTCGATCTTAAAATGCGGCCAACAGTTCCTTGCCTAAACGTCTGGTTCAATTCAAGAGAAAACGCCAGTGCGTTATCGACAAGCCTTCCGACTTCAGTTTGCGGGGAAATCGCGCCAAGGTCTTCAAGGGCCGCGTCTTGCAGTATTTTTGCAAACCGAATTGTCTGCCCCCCATCCGGCCTGTCAGCTTCTCGCCGAATAACCGCTCCTAATTCGCTATATAGTCCATGAACTTCGTTAACATTACCAATTACACCGCCCTGCCTATCGAGAATGCGCGCCGCTACCTGCGGAATTCTGCCCCTTAATGCTTCTGCTGTATCCGCATCAATTGCGCGCCATGCTGCTTGCAAAGCGTCTGTTTTAACAGGTGTATCAAGTGGCACTAAATCCCATATTTCCTTTTCCATTACGCGCGCTTGACCAAGTGCCGCAGAAAGCTCGTCACGCATTGCCATTGAAAGAGTCGCGCTGTCTTGGCCGGAATCCAGTGCTGCAACTTTTTGCCGTGCCAAATCCTCCGCCTGAGCTACGCGCTGCTGCAACAGGCCGATGTAATAATCTCGCCGCCCACGAATAAAAGAAACCGCATCGCGTGGCGTTGCGCCGTCAGCACCCTCTGTAAATGCCCTGCGCAAAAGAGCTGAGGTTTCCGCTGTTCTTGCGCCAAATTCATCTGATAAAGCGGCATCAGCATTAAGAACCGTGCGTTCTAGCGACATAAGCCGAGGGTCGCCTGTCCTCTGCGCCGGTGTCATGCTTTCAACAGCCGCGCGCTCAGCATCTGAAAATGATTCGGGGACCGCTTCTAAGCGGCTGGCCTGCTCAACTGTATCTGCGGATAGACTCTGAACCCTTCTGCGGGCAATCTCTAAAGACCCGGCTTCTGTAAATGGGGCAACTGCCGCTTGAAGCCCGCGACCTGCCAAACTAACGCCAGGAAGCTGTCGCGCTGCTGCCTTTATCGCAGTAACCGACGCACCTGGGGCCACGCCTGCCGCTAAACCGCCCGCTAAGCCGCTCAGAACCTCGCCGAGAACACCACTGTCGCTTTCCCTTGCCATATCTGCGCCGACTGCTGCACCCCCACCCGCCATAGCCTCGGCTGTAAAAGCACGAAGTGGAGCACTGGCAAGCGGGGCAGCTATATCACCGGCCACACCGGCTGCGACGCCGCTTCCTTTTGAAATAAGTCCGGCAGCGCCAAGCATAGGAATCACCGCACCGGCTGCCTCACCCGAACCGCGCGCAAATGTTTCAGCGCTTCCTATAGGTGCGCCTGTGGCAAACGATCCTTGTCCAAACGCCATATTGCCCAAATCTGACAAGTTTTGGCTGCCGCCGATTGGATAATCACTTCCCAAACCAACTTGGTCAAGGCCAATATTTACAAGATCAACAGGCGCACCTAAAGTTCCAGCTATACCTGCGTTCAATTGTGGGAAAACTCCTTCGCCTTGAATATCAATGCGCGGCCCTGTGTTTTCCGTCGGGGCGTTGCTTCCAAACGGGTTTGCCTGTGCCTTGGCAATCGCTATAGCCATTTGGGTATCTAATTCTAACTGGTCATTTTGAGCATGGTTCATTGCTGTCCGCCAATTCTTTGCAACCATCTTGCCTTAATGTCATCAGGCAAGAACTCCCATACCTGTTCAGCCGAAACATCAGCGCCAGAAGTTTCTATTTGCTGCATAAACTCAGGGGATGAAATAACCGCCTGAACATTAGGAGGTGTCTGTGTAATCTGTTGTCCAGTTTGCTGCCCGCCAATGGATTCACCTAGAACTCCATAACTATTTATTAGCCCTTGCAGGTTTCGCGCGTTTACTCTTGCCGCTTGAATTTGCGCCGGGGTGTTTGCCCCGTTAATGATGTCGTTTTGATTGCTTAATTGTTCTGCCAAGAGCCGCTGCATAGCAAATGTGCGGTTTTGGGCATCCGCAACACCGCCGCCAAACTGTGACGGCGCAACTGTCATGTTTGTGATTAATTCTCTTACTTGGTTAGTATCTCTGCCAGACATGGATTGACTTAAAACAAGAATCGTCTGATTCTGTAAGTTCTCAAGAATCCGGGTTGCATCCGCCGCTACAGGGGCAACCTGCCCTAACCCCATAAAGTCAGTCACCGCATTTGCAGTATTACCGATAACAGCAGGCGCACCAAAAGCGGCAGAATAATCGATGCTCGGTATCGAAGTCGCTGGAGGTGTTTCAGTTGGTGCTGCTAGCTCAGGCTGCCCGTTTTGATCACCGCCGCCAACTTGTTGTCCTGTAGCTTTGTCGATAATAACAGATTGGTTAGTTTCTGGGTTCCGGGATACAACCCACCGGCCAGCGGCAATATTGACTGCCTGTTCTTCAGTTGCTCCTTGGCTCATAAGAAGTCGTATTTTTTCCGCCGAAGATGTTTCCCTTGCCTGTGCTGGCTGCGCTGTGACTGGTTGATTGTCCGGCACACGAGAACTATTAGGCCCAAGCGTTACGAATTCCTGCGGAGGCAATGCCATGTCAAAATTAGCCCGGATAACAGGGGACCACTGCGCGTAGTTTTCTGACGTAATACCAAGCTCGTTTAGCTGGTCGGAGATTCCTAGTTGAGCCATGCCTGCATTAAACGCCTCCGGGCCTTGCTGGATAAGTTCATCACCAACCCTTAATGCCTGCTCAATTTTAGCCCTGTCAGCCGCCGAAACACTGGCCGCCTGCGCCCGCGCTGCCGCCGCTCGTCGTGCTGCAATGGCTTGTTCCCGCCCCTCAACCTGCCCCCTGAAGGCAAATGCGCCCGCCGGGTCAAACTGTGCGAATTGGTCAAGCGCCGCCCTGTCGCCTCCGAGCATAGCCGCGCCTTGGTCGCGCTGGAATGCCTGCAAAGCGTTTTCTCTGTTGCGCTGCCCTTGGTTAAAGCCCTGCGCGTCTGCGTTCATAATGCCGCCCGCCAAGTCCGGGGACTGGCCACCTAGAATTAGCATAGGATTGAGTGCCATCAGTAAAGCACCCCGCTATTAGCATTGTTAAACGCGCCTTGCTGTTGCGCTTGGCCATATTGATAAAGCTGCATAGCGTTACCGATGCCGCCCTGTATCGCGTTGCCAACGCCGATAGAACCAGCCGACTGTGCGTTGCCAATATTTGAAAACGCATTGCCCGCCCCTGTGGCGAAGTTTTGCCCCGCCTGCGCCTGAGCACCTGCGCTTGATTGGCCCATATTCGCCAAAAACGCCAGCCTGTTAAGCTGGTTATCTCTGTCACCCGTTGCGATATTGGTGCGCATCTTTTCAAGCGATTGCAAGGAAGCGCCCGAGAATAGATTGCCTCGCCCGGCAGCGCCCGCCTCGATTGTATCCCGCCCTTGTTCTGTGGCAAATCGGGCTGCCGGTGATAGAGAAATTCCTTGGTATCCCTCCGGCTGATCACCGATGCCCTGCTCGAAAGCAAGGGCTTGCAATGCGTTTGTGCCGGTGCCAAGAAACGGGGCAAAGCGGTCTGTTGTTTCGCCGTAAATCCGCTCTTGCAATTCAAGGTCGTTTTTAGCCGCGCCCGCTTGCGCTTTTGCGGCTTTATTGGCCGAGCTCGCCCCTATAACAGACGATCCAATTGAGCCAATTATACCAAGTGTAATAGGGTCAACGCCCATGATTCGATCCTTTCTTCCATTCCTGCATTACAATCCTGTCATCCAAGTCCAAATAACCAACCACTTTGAACCCTATTCGTTTGGCTATGCTTAAGGCCAGCTTGTTGCTTTCTGGCGTCCATCCTATAATCAGCTTAGCTTTAACCGCGTTCCAGTGTTCTTTAAGTATTGATAACATATGCCCATCGTATTTACCAAGCCCTTCACGCTTAACCCCGTAATGGACCATCCAAACACCTTCCTCAAAACCATAATGCGCAATACCGCAAACAGGGCCAGACGCATAAAATAGCAACCCGTCGTCATGCAGGTTCTCAGGGTCAAGCCCGCCGATGCGCTGTGATTTGTCCTGAAAGAACGCCATTGCCTCTTTCGCTGTGATTTTCTTGACACTATGCTTCATGGACCTATCAATCCGTGTGCTGTTAAATCATCAATCAATGCTTTGAGGCGCTGCCCTATTTCCACAGTTGTAGCCGTGGCTGTGTCAAACGTGGCGCGGCTTGCTGTTCCGGTTGGCGCGGCCCATCCTGTTTGCACATCATCAAGAACCGCAGAATTAGCCTCCGATGCCTTTACGATTTCCTGCATTAATTGCTGGCCAACAAGCGTTAACCGCCCTTCAGGGGTCATATATGCTTCTATTCCTGAAATTGGGGGAATGCTCATTTCACCACCAAAATAGCTTCTGAATATAGTGAAACGTCAACATCGTCCGTCATGCTGACCTCGGCAACAAAATCACGAAACTGCCCAAGGCCGCGCCATATTGGCCGCTTGAAGCGCTCGCCAACCTTGCCGATGCCCCTAGTTTTTTCACCAGACCATGTTCTTCCGCCGTCTTTTGAAAACCGGGCCATGATTATAGGTTCACGAATTACGCCGCCTGTGGTTATTTCTTGTTCACCAAAACGCCCAAGCACCTCAAATTCAGCCGCCGTGAACCGATTGCCCGCGCTATAAAATGACCTCGAAACTATGGTGCGGCGCAATGGTGCTGAAACATCAGTGTTTCCCTTCATTTCGTAAATCTTGCCAATATTTGTCGCGGAAAGCCACTTTGAATACGCAAAAACCACGCCTATAGATTCCCATTCGTTGTGCTCAACGCCAGAGCTTCTCTCGTGCCACAAAGACGTGGTAAAATCATAGCACCATGCTGGCCGGTCAGAAAACCGAATGACGCAAATCTTATGCCCTCGATATTCGTAATAATAGCAGTGCGTTGGTGTTTTTTCTGCCGTAGCCGTTTCAACGGCAGGTGTTGAAATCGGGGAAAGTCCAGCGCCGCTCGACAAATAAGTAACACCGTCATTTCCGACAAAGAAAATGCCGCCATCGAAGCGCACCGCCAGCTTTGCCGATTTTATACCTATATCAGACGTGCCGCCTGCAAGTGGGGCAAAGGCATTAGCCCCAGCCGCGCCGGTATTATACCAAATCTCTGTGCTTTCCTGATTAAACAGCCAAATGTAATTCATGTGCGGAATAACACGAATAACATCATCGTTATTGCTTTCGCACGTTGCAAAATTCAGCCCGTCTCTTGTTTCAGGGTCAGCAAGGGCCGTCCATTCAAACCGGTTGCCGCCTAATTCTGTTAGTATTGTGTATTGCCCCGAAAAACCAACAGAGCCAATGCTGGTTAAAAGCCCGCCCGCTGGTTGTGATAGCGTTGTCCCATCCCACACGTAATAATTGCCGCCCGCCGAAATTGTTACGCTTGCCCCGTTCCCGTCAATAATCGTATTCTCGTCATCCGTAATAGAGCCAAGCAGCGTGACCGCACCACTAGAACCAACACTAAACAAATTTCCAGCGGCAGCCACATAAAGAACCCCATTAACTGTTTTCATGTCTCGCAGTAAAACCGTTTCCGTATCCGCAAAAGAAATCTGGCCCGGCACAGACCGTAGTGTCATTGTGGTCTTGCTGCCTTGGTTCATTCTTTCAGCGATCATATTTATCAGCCGTTCAGGATTGGCGGCAACGTTGCTGCTATCCCGGCTTGATTGTGATGCTAAGATGACCTTTGCCATTAGAAATAAACCGCCTGAACTTCGCGCCCATCAACTTTTAGCTGTGTTAATTCGTAATCCCTGACCATGCTGTGACCGCGCTTATATTCGGCGATATATTCGGGCTTGCTATACCCGGAGGCCAAAGAACCGCCCAACATAATCGAAAGCGGCAGAAATACGGCTTCAGGAACCGTGGCCAGCGTCCAAGCCATTGCAAGTTCATCCGTGTTAGACAAAAGGTCATAAATAGCTGTTAGGTGAGCCGAGGCGCGGCTTATATCCGCAGCATCAGGCGTATCTTCTATGTCCGCCACGCCAATATGGCGCAAAGCCTCGGTTTGAACCTCAAGCGCTGTCTTTGTCATTTTTTGCCTTTCGTGGCTTTGCTACCGCGAAATAATCAAGCCGCACTAGTCGGTCCTGAAAATCACCGTCTGCAACCTCAACAGGCTTGCCCTTGGCAAACGTAACTCCGCGAAGAGTTATCTCCGTTTGGTCGTTAATGCCTAAAAATTTAATCTTCATAATATTTCTCCTGAAGGTAGGGAAGGCCCGAAAGCCTCCCCCGTTAATATTAAGCGTCTGCTACCGAAGCCATGAAGCCAGTAACCACACCGTGGTCTTTCAGGTCCGCAACATCAGAAGAGCCGGAACCAAAGGTCAGCTTTTCGAATCCGCCCATTTCGAAAATACCGCAGCCTTTTTTGCGGCCATAATCGAACAGCTCTTCCTGCGAGTTCCAGCGCTCCGCAATACCGTAACCAAGCGCCTGAGCGCCACAGAGGTAAACGGGTGCAACGTCAATGCCAGCAGCGCCAACGCCGGAAAGAACGCCAATATCTTCGATCTCCTTGAAGATAATGCCGTCCCATTCAATATCACCGCCTTTGAACAGCTTTTCATTTTGCATCCGCATGGATACATCACGCTGCGCGGCGGTGATTGTGGTATCAGCTTTCAAATCGCGGAAAACCAAGGAAGGCACATACATCGTGTAAAAGAACCGCCCGGAGGTGCTGGACATGACTGGCCGAATCTTCGGGTTTGCCGTTCGTGCAATCCGCTTCATCAGCGAGGCAACACCGGATGTCAACTTATCGTTGGTGCCGTCTACGTTCGCCAAAGCTACAGAGTGATCAACGTTGTAGTTACCAACCGCCGAGCCAAACAATACGCGGTCCACATTATCAACGCACCACACATCCTTTTGCGCTTCAGACGCTGAGCCATAAGCAACGCCGTTAATGGAGCCGAGCGCCGTAATAATCCGGTCCCGGGTGTTTTCCATCGCCCAGACCTTAAGGCCCATTTTGGCGGCTTTACGGAGGTCCATCGCGGAGATTTGGTTTTCCCAGCTAGTAGACCGAACCGCATTACCGCGCTCGTTGATGGTCATTTTGAACGAGCGGGTGTCCAAATCTTCCTCGTTGCCCTCCATCGTCGCGCCGTCGGTTACGCCAGCGCCCGTTAGGCGATTGGACAAGGCAAAGGTAATCGAGTCACCTTTTTTCTTCTTCAAATCCTCCTTGATCTGAATGATTGCGTTTTCGCTTGTCCCCATATCGGAGGCAAAGCGGTTTTCTTGGACATGTTCAACAAAGAACTTGTCGTCCCATTGCTGGACCGTGAGGCCCGTTGCTGCTGTGGTTTCGGCCATGCCGAACTCCTTTTCGTGTTAGGGTGGCTATTCCCCAACCGCCTTTTCTAGCGACGTGGGGCCATCCCAAGAAGTCTTGGGACCACCACCTATTCCAGTTACATTGGCCATTGAGGGAGCAGGATTTCCCGCCGCCGCCTTGGCCTGTTCCGCTGCCATTTCTGCTTGAAGTTCTTGACGCATTCTAACCCGCTCAGCTTCTTTCCACGCAACCGGGTCATCACCGATTTCGGACATTGCCAAACGCCGCTTATCCCACGTCATCAGCGCCTGATAAGGCAGCCTTTCCGCGAGAATAGCATTTATCGCAGCCTTATCGCCCGAAGCCTTTAGAGCCTCGAACGCAGTAGCAACAGCTTCCTTGCCGTGCTTTTCTTCTGCAATTGCTTGTGACATATCCAAGCGCGTGTTGGCCGCTACCTGATTCATTTGCTCTTGCTGATGCTTATTATAGCCTTCAGGGTCGGCAAACATATCAGGGGCTTTAACCTCTGGCTTTGCTTTCAAAGCTGCTTCCATCTCGGAAATTCGACTTTCCAAGGCTTTGCGCTCTGATCGCTCTTCCAGATAGGTAGCGAGCGGCACCTGCTCTTTTGCGGGTTCTTTTGTGGGTTCTTCAGTGGCCTCGGGTTCTTCCTCGGCCTTCACTTCATCCACAACAACAGCGTCTTCAACAACCTCAGCCACCGGCTCGGCTGTTGGTTCTTCTGTCTTGCCTTCTAAAATATCTTCAAGTTCCATGACTTTCTCTTTCACGTTGAGTTAAACGAAACGCCCGTAACGTCGGCGACACGAAACACCTTAATACCCCAAGATGAAAAGGGTCCTTAAACATTTGGAACCTGCATTTCTTGTCCGATCTGCATGGTTTCCGCCTGTAACTTTTGCGATTCCGATTTTGTCTTTTCAATATCGGCCTCGGTTATAGCTTGTTCTGCTTGCGCAGCCGGATCAGGCTGTTGTGCCCTTTCCTGCAACATCTTAAGCAGCTTTTCTTTTTGTTTGGTTGGCATGACGGGGTCCGCCTCAATCAATACCTCGGGCGGGATAGTGCCAGCCGCTGCATAATTGGAAAGTGCTTGGAACATTTCACCTTGCAGCGATACTTGGTCCGGCACTTCCTCAATAATAATATCAACGTCCATGCGCTCAACGTCGTTATTCACGCCAACCTGCTCCTGCAGGCGCGGGTCATTAGGCCCGATTTGCATTTGCTGCATCATTGCTGCGGCTTCGCCTTGGGCAAGGCCAGAAAGATAATCGGCAAGCGTAATAGGCGTATTCAGCCCAACAAAACGAACATTCTTATCATCATCCGTAACCCGAACCCAGCGCTCCTCGGTCCAATATTGCCGAATACGCATCCAGATATGCCGGTAAATCGTGCGGGTGAACCGGTGTAGCTTGTCATTCATATGACCGATTTCAATCATGCCACCCTCTTGCCGGGCCTGCACCGCGCGCCCTGAAGCACTTTCGCCAGTGTCACCCTTAAGCGCAGAATTAGCGCCCATTAGGTCAATCTCGTTCTTTGCCTCCTGAAGCAAGCCAATTTGCGCGGAAATCTCAGAGCCGTTGTCTAGAATATTGAAATGATCGTCTGGACCCATTTCCAGTTCTATAATTCCATCAGGCCTTGCCAGTTCGCGCCGGACGGTGGCAGTATCAGCCACGCCTTTTGACATGGACACTTGGCGCATAACAGACTGATGCAGCGCCTTGGAGCGCCGCTTGTTAATTTCGTCTTGCGGGTCAAACATATCGCGCACAATACCGTAGCGCGAATTGTCACGATCAACATAAGCCGCCTGCATAATAAGCGGACAAACGCTTTCACCGTCTTCGTCAACGTATGGGCTTGGGCCATCTTCCAGCTTCATGCCCTTAACGAATTTGCACCAGCGCCACTCGGATTCTTCCCTATACCACATAAGGATAACCCGAACCCGCCAGCGCTTGGTGTCTAGCCACACATCGGCTGGCCTGTCGTCATAGGTGCTGCTTGTGCTGTCAGATTCAGAATACAGCCCATCAATATGGCCCTTACTCTTTGGGTAGTCCGCGATGAAATCGGCGTAATCCATCCACAGCACAACGCCTTTATATCGAGCATCGCTGAAATCTAGTTTGCGTGAATGCGGGTCATAAAACAGCCGATCCCACGGGTAATTATTAACAACTACCTCAACCTTGCCTTTTTTATTCTGCTTGTGAACAACTTCACAAGCGCCATAGCCTGAAACCAGCATATCCTCATAGGATAGCGTTCGTAATTCATCCCAGTCTTGGTCGTCGCAAACATAGCGGATTGCATCCGTAATGGATTCCGCGCCTGCTTGGTGCTGCGGTGTTCTTGGGAATGCTTTGGGGTCGGTGCGCTGCTTAATTTCCAAGCCGACAAGCCATTCCACCTTTCGGCGCACCCTGTTAATAACAACAGGCGGCTGGCCGCGTTTTTTAAGCGCCGAGACTTCGTCCTTTGTTAACTGCTTGCCGTTGATGTAATCCCGCGCGCGTTCAGCCTCGGTCCGAGCGTCAATCGTCGCATCTTCAGAGGCGGAAAACCAACCCTGCAGCCTTTCAACCGACGTTTTTTCTTTTATGCTGTCTTCCAATTGCTGCCCTCGTCATTACGGCTGCGGTATCTAGTTACCCCACTGTTACCAACAACCGGCTTCATAGTCAACTTGCCTTTTCGGTGGCATCCTTCTACCGCATAGCGGAGAGCATCAATTATATGGTTGTTAGCGTCCTCGGCCACCGGCAGTATTTCACCTGTTCGCTTGTCGGTTTTGTATGAATATTTTCTAAACTCGTCCAGCGTGTGAACGCAGGATGGATGAACCACAATATCAAAACTTTGTAAAAATGTAATGCCGTCTTTAATCGAGCCGCTGCCCTTTTTGGCCCCGCGAATTTTCCTAAAGCCGTGCCGCCTTACATAATCTATGGTTTCAGGCCTCGCGCTGTCTGTCGTTAGCGGCCACTTAACCACGTCAGGCAAGCCGTCAATCAGAACAGGGAGCCGCTCAGTAGGCACGCCGACCTCGTAAACCTCAGCATCGATATAAAGAACATCGCCCATTATGCAGCACCTTACGCCCGCTGCAGGGTCAGCAGCAAAACCCCAATCCATACCATAAAACCAAACCACGTTTTCTGGCGGGCTTAAAACATCGCTGGTCACGTTCTTGAATATCTGCCGCTCGGATAGATTAACATAGCTGCCGAGCCAAATGTGATTATAAGCATCAATGTCCTTGCGTTTGGCCCTTTCCGCCAGCTCAATCATGCTTTTAGGCACAAACGGGTTTTCCGGGTAATTCACATGCACAAGGGCCGCGTCTTCATTGTTTTTGAATAATTCTTCAACCGGGTCATCGTCATACTGCGGGTTCCAGCTAAATAATATCTCACAACCTTCTTTCCGCATCGTCGGGTCTAGCAGATCAAGGCTGCGCTTGCTGAGCGACTGCGCTTCCTCACACCAAGCTGTGTCAAAGCCTTCCAGTGATTTAACGCTTTCCGCTGTGTGATCCTGCATACCTTGAAATATAATTATTCCACCGCCGGGGCAGTGTATTTCTGTTGCCTGAATATCAAACATATGGCCAACGCCTAAAGCCTTGATTTTATCCTCAAGCAATTGTTTAGCGGAAAATTTAAGAGATTTCTGAACCTCACGAATACAAACAGTTCGATGACCCTGAAATCTGACGTGATTCTCAATGACATATTCAGCAATAAACCACGATTTGCCAGACGCCCTGCCACCTTTCGCGCCCTTATAGCGCTTATCGCACAAAAGCGGCAGCGCCCATCTAGGAGTCAGTATCTGTAATGTTTGGGTCAATTATGGTTCTCTCTACCGCTCGAGGACTCATAGATTTATCGCTCGATGTGTGGTCAACAGCCTGTCTGGGCTTTCCGTCAACCCTATCGCCAAGCTCTTTCATGGCTTGCAAATCGCCATCCGCAGCCATCGCAACACACCGATCAGCGATAATTTCAAGCCATCGCGGCGAGCCTTTTCCTTTACTTTCCCGCATCATAGCACGGTCCAAAGCCGCCGCCCATGAACCTGAATGCGGCTGTCTTCCAGATTTACCTTTAATGCCTGCCATTATAAATCAACCAGTCTTTTGTTCCACTTGATAAATGTCGATTCGACTTTCATCTTCCATAATCGCCGCCACTGCCTAGATAATCTGCTTCGAGGCCGGGCATGATAAGCACTCTTTCAGACTTAACCACGGTCTTTACACCTGAAACATCTTTGATAATTTCGACACGCCCGCGACCTGTTGAGCCGTCTGACCATTGGTCATTGCCAACTGTGATCGTGACGTTTGGCGCGCTTTCGGTTACTGTTGTTTTCAGATAGCGGTTTTTTGCGTCAACAAATTTTGCAGTATATGCCTCACCAGCGGACCCGACATCGTAAGTCAGCGAAACGTCAGCGCCAGCATAAACCCGGTTCATGCGTCAATGACCGCAATTTTATCCCCGACATTTACTGCAAGTGATACGCGCTCACCGTCCAGGATTAGGATAGACGTTGCGTCAGCTACCGCTGTTGGAGAAGACCCGGCGGAGATGTATACGTTTCCGCCTGTGTTAGTGATCATTACCACTTCGTCACCTTGCTTGGCAGCGATAGTGGTTGCCGCCGTTGTTGCGCCTGATGTGATAATTTCATTTGAGGAAAAACCCGCCGACATGACAGGGATTTTTGTAACTGGCACTCGGCCAAACATTATTTGAACTGTAGACATTGCAGATCACCTTTTAATTGGTTGTCTAGATATTACCACACCCTAGCCAAAAAGCAAGCACAGCAAAAAAGGACCCGCGTGAGCGGGCCCAGTTAATCGTTTAGAGGAAACGAGCGCGAAAAACCAACAAGGAAAAAAGCACCGCGCTCACAGGTATACTAGCACACTGGTTATTTAACGCAAGACCCGCACTTCAACTTTTTCCATAGCGTCACCTTCAACCTCGTCCGGGTGCAGCAACTGCCCGCCTTTCAGCCGATACCAAATCTCCGGTTCTGGCGGGGTTCGCTTGACGCGGTAGGCTCCATCGAAATCCCAGTCCAGAATAACCGAATCCACGATTGGCATCCCTCCATCTGAAAGCAACGCCTGCACCATTACTCGCTCTGTGATTGGACATTCCCCACCGTTCCAGCCAATCCACGGGCCCCACTCAGGCTCCGGCTCCGGTGCGGCGCGCAGCATTTCGATTGCGGCCTCTGTTAACGGCCCATAGTATGAGTCTTTAAGCCACTCAATCACTTCCTGCTTTGTTGGTTTGGCCATTTCATTCTCCTTTCCGGGCGCTGCTCTGACATTTGAAAGCAGGCCGATCCATGAATTTCTCTGCACGACTCCTCGGTTGCGTATGTAATTACCGCAAAATCATAATCACGCTGTTCAACTGGCCCAGATAGGCTCCAGACCATAACGCCAGCGGCCCATACGCTAATCATTTCGATCACCATGATTTGCGTGGAAGCCATATTTAACCTCAGCAGCCTTACGAACTATTGCAGCGGCGCTCTTGCAGTCGAAATATCCAAGGCTTTTCATCCTACCATCAACCTTAATCTGGGCACGCCAGTTTTTATCTCGCTTGTTCCACACAACACCCGTTATTCCGCTAGTATTTGCTCTGCATATCCGTTTGTTCCGCTGGTTCTCAGCATGTGTAACCACCCTAAGATTGCTAATTTTATTGTCATACTTGATGCCGTTAATGTGATCAATTTGGTCATTAGGCCATTCGCCATAAAACAGCGCCCACATTACTCGATGGGCATAATATATTTTCCCAAAAATCGCCACGCGCTTATAGCTCTTGATGTCATCTGAAGTGAAAGCCTCTTTTCCGCCATGCCTAGTGTTCCACGATCTGCAAGATGAATCTCGCCCACCTGAAGCCCCACCATTAAACATGTCCGAGGTTCGTTTACGCCAAAATAATAGACCAGTGTCAGGATCGTACCTTAACAACTTGCGTAACAGTTCAGGTGGTGGTAAGTATTTCGTCATCGGCTAGTCCTTTAGCTGGTCATAGGTCAGGGTGTTCGCGCACCGCTGACCTTTTTATATTCAAACAACTAGACCAAGTCAAGTTCATGGTCTTCAGGAAGCGGCCCGCGTTGGCAGGCCGTAACCAAAAGATCAATTGCGAAGGCGGTCAAAGTTAGAAGTGTCGCTGGCGAGGTTGAAACCGCCATAATATTTTGCCACTAAGCGGATTGTGTTTTGGTTTTCGCCTAAAACAAGTGGCGCGTCTGATTTATCGGCTATCGCTTTCATATCTGTAATATTCATCAGGTGCGTTGTATTTTCGCGGGCTTGATCGATGTTCATCTTGTCTCTCCTTTGTTTCTCTCTATACCTTTAATATAGTGTAGGTTACTACACATTACAAGATTTTATTTGCTATTGTGTGTAATTAATTTAGTAGGTAGTGGCCGATAGTAAAAAAATCGAGGAATTTACTAGCTACTTTACTACTTACTTAACCCTTATAAATAAGGGTATTACTAGTATATATATAGTGTAAATAGTTAATAGTAATGACCTCTCTCTGTCTTTGTGAGAAAATGAAAAAATCAGTATAAGCCCCCCCCAATTTTACTTCTTACTTTTATGTCTATCTATAGAACTAGCTACTATCTACTATCCACTATCCACTTAATTAAGTAAAAACAAACACTTACGCCGAAAAAGTAGCTAGTAAAACAGGCCAAAAGTAGCTAGTAGATAGTAAAGTTTTTACGATTTTAGCCGATATTTGGACCATTTCTTCTTATTGAACTTGTTTTCGCCGGTCTCAACCTCTGCCGTGCCTTTTTGAACCATTTCAACCAAAGCGGCATCAACATCAGCATTTTTCACCCCCCTGCACCGATTTCTGACCTCGCCTTGAGGCACCCAGTCGTCGGCAATGTAGTTTGCAATGCGGGCCATAAGCGCCAATTTAGGCGCGTCTTTAACCCTGTCATTCGCTGTTACAAGCCGCATTTTTTCTTCTACGTCGCGCCGCACAAGTGCAAACGCCCATCGCACATGCTCGCTGCTGCGAACACCTTCAGCTACGGCCAGAATCGTGGACACCTTGCTAACGATTTCATAAGCCCCGAGCCACAGCGATTCCAGACCAGTGATCGACTTATGTTCAATCGCCTGATCTTCGAACCAGTCTAGCGCATCATCCAGCATATCGCTGGCGTTGTCGCTTGTTGGCAATTCGACCCGTGGCGCATAATTCTCGACCCGAGCATATGGCGATTGATCATATTCACCGCCCTGATAAATCGAGATCAAACTAAGCTCCATTTCTGGCGGCATTTTGCGGGCCTTAAAGCGCCGTTTCGACCTTGGCGCGGTGTCGCGCTCGTTAAACAGCAAGGAACGCCCTATAAAGCCGTTTGTGGCGCTCTGATAGTCAACCAGCTCATCGAATGTGACTGGCGTTGTAAAACCCATCAGTGACAAGAACGGGCGGTCCAACCCGCCGTCTATGCCGTTCAGGGTTTTTGTAAGCGCCTCAATAGCGCGTTCCGCCCCGGCCAGCGCCTCGTTGTTTTCGATTTTCTTTTGTAGCTGGATTATTTCACGGGCAAGACCGGCGCGGACATCCTCTTTTGCATCACCGGTTAGCAGCATTGTGCTGTTAGCTTTGGAATAGGCAGACATAAGCGCGCCGATCACCCCATCCAGATAAGCCGCGCCGCCTGATTTTTGCGCGTTCTTGATCTTGCCTAAAAATATGCCGATTTCATCAATCACATAAACCGCCGCTTGGTGGCGGGTGAGGTTGCGGGTTATTTCCTGTTCGGATTTAATCGCGCCATGCGCTGCCGGTGCCATGCCCGCAACGCGGTGTATTTTATTAACCGCCTGCATAATGGCCTCCTTGCCGGTTCTGGAACCCGCTATGCCAAAAGCGAAAAGGTTGGTGGTAACGTTGTCGCGCTCGTCCATATAGCGCAGGCCCGCTATGTTACCAATGGCCACCAAAGCACCAGCCACGGCGAGGGTTTCCCGTGGGCGGCGCGACTGGTCTTCAATCCAGTTGGCAACCGTGCCAACAAAACCGGGTGGCTGTTTTAGGTCAATGCCGGAAATGTCAAACGGCAAACCATGCGGTGCGGGTTCGTCAAAAACAATGTCAGATTGAAATGAAACCGGCGCTTCCCAGCCGTTTTCCTGCGCGTAATGTGCCAAGGTGCCGAGCGTCACCGGGTTGGCTGATTTGCCAAAAGACCACCAACGCTTTTCAAGTGCCTGTGTGCCGGGGTATTTTGCGCCTTTCGATGACCACGCATCCCAAACGTCAAAACCGGTGCCACCCGTAGCATGATGCGCCGCCATGCCAGCGCGCACCCACACTTCGTGGTCACTGTCGGGGTCAATATGGGAAAGCATGTCAGCAACGTCAGCGTGGGATATGTCAACAGAATGACCGTCAAAATCCGTGCGGTGAAATTCATGGCGGGCCAACAAGTCCAGCAATTCTTGCGGGGCAGGCTCAATATCGGCTGGCGACCCGATGCCGACCTCGTATGTGTTGCCGCTGGCGTGTAGGGAACCGGGACCAACAACAAAACCGGAAGACTTGAAATCGATTCCCTTGTAGGCGTCCAAGTGCTGCACAAGCGATAGGTCGGCCGGAATGCTGAAATATAGGTGCTTTGAGCCACCGCCTGACCCGGTGTTAACGATTAAACCAGCGGCCGCCACCGAGGGCACGTCTTCCAGCAAGTCGCTGTAGGAATCCACACCGCCGTTGCGAGCGTCAATGTCAATCACCAACAAACCGCGCACAAGAACACCGTAGCCCGTGCGAAGCTGGCCGGTCATTTCCATGACCTCGATTTGCTCGTCGGACCAGTCTGGCGTGTGCTGCCAGTTGGAGGCTACCGGATGCTTGTATGCGGCTTTGCAATCTGGATTGCCGCAGGCGCAATTGCCCTTGCGGTCAGCGCCGTTAAGGCCAAAAATACGATAACCGGATTCTATAAAATCCTGATAAAGCAGGTTTGCGGGTTGGGGAACGCCCATCGGAATAACACTCAATTTTCCGACTGCGTTAGATATTCATCCAGCGCCTTAAGCGTGTTATAGGATGGCGTTCCATCCATATCCGCTACGCGCTTGACTGTTGGATAACTAAGGCCCGTTTTGAAAGCAACAAACGTCAATCGGCGGTCCTTTAGTTTTTGGCTTATTTCTTCGTGAGTGCGCATTTTCTTGCCTTTTTGTTAAATAATGTATTACCCCTATTGACTAGCTTAATTAATGGTGCTAGTCAAGGGGTGCAGAAAGAGAAACAGAAAGGACTAGACTATGAGTCTAATGCAACAAATCTCAAAACCGGATGATGGGCCGGTAATCGCAACCATCACAGGTGATAGCGGTATGGGTAAAACCTCGCTTGCAGCCACATTCCCAAAGCCAATCTTTATCCGCGCCGAAGATGGTTTGCAGGCTATTCCAAAAGCGGAACGGCCTGATGCGTTTCCTGTGATCCATACTGTGGATGACCTTTGGGGGCAAATAACGGCGCTATTAAAAGAGGAGCATGACTACAAAACTGCCGTGTTTGACAGCGTGACCGCGCTTGAACGGCTGTTTATTCAGCATGTGATCGACAGTGACCAAAAGAACCCAAAAAGCATTAACCAGGCGATGGGCGGTTATGGCGCTGGGCTGGCAGCGGTTGCGACGCTGCACCAAAGGGTGCGCAAAGCCTGCGGCATGTTGCGCGAGCAACGCGGCATGAATGTTGTGTTTATTGCGCATGCAGATACCGAAACGATGGAACTGCCTGACCAAGACCCCTACACCCGCTATGCGCTGCGCTTGGGCAAAAAGTCGGTGCCACCTTATCTGGACGATTCCGATCTGGTGGGGTTTTTGAAGCTGGAAACCTTTTTGCGTGGCGGTGATGACGAGCGCAAGAAAGCCATTAGCGACGGCACGCGACTGCTTGTTTGTTATGTGACCGCCGCGAATGTAAGCAAGAATCGTTTTGGTATTGAAGACGATTTGATTGTTGAACAAGGTCAAAACCCGCTCAATGAATTTATCCCGGCGCTTATGCCGACTAAAAAGAAGGAATCAAAGAAATGAGTAACTTTTGGGAATTGGATGACGGTGAAGACGCCACCGAAACCGGCACAGAATATGAGGTTGGTGGTGGTGACTTTGAGGTCATCCCAAACAATACCGATGTGTTGGCTTGCCCCGACGAAGCCAAATGGGATGCTTTCAATGGCGATGATTTCATCTCGGTCCGCTGGACCATTTTGAAGCCTGAAGAATACGCCAATCGGAAAGTGTTTCAAAAACTTTGGGTGACAGACGATGACCCCAAGGCGAAAGACCCGGCGAAAAAGCGCGACAAAGCCAAGCGCATGCTGGCGGCAATTGATGCCAATGCAGGCGGCAAACTCGGCAAAAAAGACGTGTTGCCAACCGATGAAAGCCTGACCGCCGCTTTGGTTAATAAGCCAATGATTATCAAGTTGATGGTTTGGAAAATGAAAGGCGATGACGGGGAAGAAAAATCCGGAAATTGGGTTTCCGCTGTGTCGCCGAAAAAAGGTGGCAAGGTAAGCAAGCCCAAGCCCGAGCCGAAAAAGCAAGAACTGGATGATGAAATTCCGTTCTGATCAACAACCAAGCTGGCCTGCCGCCCGTGGGCCAGCACAACTAAGGAGGAAAGAAAATGGATGACAATAACAGCGGCTACCGGAACAGCGGCGACCGGAACAGCGGCGACCGGAACAGCGGCAACTGGAACAGCGGCAGCGGGAACAGCGGCTACCGGAACAGCGGCTACCGGAACAGCGGCGACCGGAACAGCGGCAGCGGGAACAGCGGCTACCGGAACAGCGGCCACTTGAACAGCGGCGACTTGAACAGCGGCCACTTCAACAGCGGCCACTTGAACAGCGGCCACTTCAACAGCGGCCACTTCAACAGCGGCGACTGGAACAGCAGTAACCGGCATACAGGTTGTTTTAACTCCGAAAATGCAAAGAAGGCATATTATTTTAATGTCCTATCGAGCGTTGATGAGTGGGAGGCCGCCGAAAAACCAGACTGGCTTTACGAGCCAGCGACAACTAAGTGGGTTGCGGATTCAGAAATGACAGATCAGGAGAAGGTGGACAACCCGACATTTCACACGACAGGAGGCTACCTGCGCATTAATGATATTGGTGAGGAATGGCGAAAAGCGTTTGAAGGCGCTAGCGATGAAGATATCCAAGCTGTGCGTGACCTCCCAAATTTCGACGCGGATGTGTTCAAGGAAATTACAGGATTGGATTTGTCAGAAAACAAGACTGAAAACAGCGCTGGAAAAATCGTTGAAATCGACGGTGTTAAATATAAATTGCAGGAGATTGAATAATGCAACAACGCGGCACAGAATGGTTTGCCGCCCGTAAGGGCAGGTTAACCGCAAGCAGCATTGGTGCTGTTATGGGGCTTGATCCTTATCGCGGGCCGGATGATGTAATTCGCGCAATGGTGCGGGAAGCACACGGCGTCGAAAGCGAGTTTAAGGGAAACGTGGCCACAGAATACGGCACGTTTCACGAAGCGGGCGCGCTGTTTGACTATGAACTGGAATACGGCAACAAGGTTGACCCAGGTGAGGGCTTTTACACTTTGGGCGAGCGCCTTGGCGCTTCACCTGATGGGCTTGTTAATGACAGCGGCCTTCTTGAAATCAAATGCCCTTATGGAATGCGCGACACAACGCCAGCAAAACCTTTCAAAACGCTTGCCGAGCAGCCGCATTACTATGCACAAATGCAAATGCAAATGTTAGTGACGGGCCGAGAGTGGTGCCATTTTTTTCAATGGTGCCCAACGCATTCCAATCTGGAAACCGTTAATTATAACGAGGAATATGTTGAAGCTGAATTGCTGCCAGCGGTTAATCAGTTTTTTGTTGAACTTGGCAAGGCGCTTGATGAACCAGCGCCGCACCTTGAGCCATTACGCAAAGAAATCAATACCGGCCATGTTGAAAAACTATTGGCGGAATATGATGATCTAACCGAAGCAATGGACCGCGCCAAAGAGCGCAAAGCTGACGTGCTTAATGAATTGGTGCGGATTGCGGATTCTAAAAACGCTTTAATGCACGGGCGAAAACTAACATTGGTTGAGCGTGTGGGGTCTGTGTCCTACGCCAAGGCGCTAAAAGCGATAGCGCCGGATGCGGATTTGGAGCCATACAGGGGAAAACCAAGCAAAAGTTGGAGGTTGTCTTGACCCTGCGCCCTTACCAACAAGAAGCCCACAATGCGGTCATGGATTGGGTTGTGCAGTCCGTTGACCCTTGTTTGATTGACGCGGCAACAGGTTCTGGCAAATCGCACGTCATCGCGGCGCTGGCAGAAACCATTTACAACAAAACAGGCAAGCGGGTGTTGTGTCTTGCACCAAGCAAAGAACTTGTTGAGCAAAATAGAGAAAAATATCTTGCGACAGGCAACCCCGCCAGCATGTTTTCCGCAAGCGCCGGGCAAAAATGCCTGCGCCACCCTGTTGTGTTCGGAACACCCGGCACGGTTAAAAACCGCGTGTCGCGTTTCGGCGCAGAATTTGCTATGATTGTTGTGGATGAAGCGCACGGTATTACGCCCACTATTAAAGCCATTATTGAGCGTGTGCGGGAGAAAAACCAGAATCTTCGGGTGGTTGGCTTGACTGCCACGCCATACCGGCTTGGGACAGGCTATATTTTTGCAATGGATAATAAAGGAAAGCCTGTCAATGAGGCGCATAATCCATATTTTACTGCTTGCGTTTTTAAGGTCCATGCGCGTGAATTAATCGCGCAAGGCTACCTTACCCCGCCGCTGATTGGCCCAATCGGGGCTGGCAGTTATGCCACCAAGCACATGCAAACTAACTCAATGGGGAAATTCGCCAAGGCAGATGTTGACCGCGCTTATCATGGCCACGGCCGTAAAACCGCCGCTATTATTGCCGATGTTGTGGCGCAATCGCAAAGCCGAAACGGGGTTATGATTTTCGCGGCAACAGTGCAACATGCCGAGGAATGTATGGCCAGCCTTCCGCCTGAACTAAGCGCGATTGTAACGGCCAAAACACCAACGCAAGAACGCGCGCGAATCTTGAATGCCTTTAAAGCCAAGCGCATAAAATACATTGTGAACGTGGCTGTGCTAACCACTGGGTTTGACGCCAGTCATGTTGACGTGATTGCCATGTTGCGGGCCACCGAGTCAGTTGGACTGCTCCAGCAAATTGTCGGGCGTGGGCTGCGCATCGAGGCATGTAAGGATAATTGCTTGATTCTTGACTATGCCGAAAACCTTGACCGCCATTGCCCGGATGGTGATATATTTGCGCCCGAAATAAAAGTGACCGTAAGCAACAAGGAAAAAGTGCCGGTCAAATGCGTCTGCCCGCTTTGCCATAGCGAACAGGAGTTTTCCGGCAGGCCAAATGATGATGGTTTCGACTATAGTGACGACGGCTATTTTCTTGACCTCGACGGGAATGTAATTGAGGGTGATTATGGTCCTATCCCAAGCCATTTTGGGCGGCGCTGCATGGCGCTGCACCTTGACCGCGCAACCGGCAAGCACGAGCGCTGTAGCTATCGCTGGAATGGAAAAGAATGCCCGCACTGCATGGCAGACAATGACATTGCGGCGCGGTATTGCTGCGAGTGTAAGGGCGAGATCGTAAATCCAAATGAAAAGCTACGGATTGATTTTAAGCGCATGAAGCGCGATCCGACACAACGCCAAACCGATGAAGTGTTATCGCTGGACGTGCGTGAAGGTGTTAGCCAGATGGGAAACCCGACGATTCGTGCGGATTGGGTGACTGAATACCGTAGCTTTTCAACATGGTTTCAAAAAGACCCTAAAAGCCAGCGCGGGCTTGTTGAGCGCGACAGGTTTTTAGCCGCCACAAAAAACGGCCAGCCCAGCACCATAACCTACGAAAAAGACGCCGCGAGCGGTTTTTACCGCTTGCATGGATATAACAAACCAAAAGACGAGGCGCCAGTATGACCTACGAGGATACATATGCCAAGGCCATGCGCAACCACGCCGCAAGTGTAAAGCGCCGCATGGTTAACGGGGTGCAGATTGGAATACCGAAAAAACCAAAGCGCCCGAAGTGCAAGGCGGTTGAGATATTCGAGCAAATTAAAGCTAAGCCTTCAACTGTGAGGTCAGCAGCAGACGCCCTTAACGCAAATATTGCTTTTGTATCAAACAAGGTCAACACAATGTTTGACAACGGAATTCTCGGGCGCGAAAGGAAAGCAGGCGTTTTTCATTACTATGCCAATGACAGCCAATATTTGGAGGGGCAAAGGGCGAGATTCAATATTCGTGATTTGCTGCACGCCCAAAACGGCGAGTCCAATGTTCCGGCAATTGCGGCTTTGGCTGGCATTTCTGAAATAACAGTGAAAGAATACATCCATAAGCTTAATAAGGAAGGCGAGATAGTCCTGACCATACAGCATGGCAAAAAGAGGATATTCAAAGATGATCTGTTTTCTTATGAAATAACGTGGAAAACCAAGCCGCAAAATATTTCTAAAGCAATTCTTGTGGAGGTGCGCAACGCTGGCAGCATTACCACAACGGAACTGGCAAAGCGGTTGAATATTGCATGGTCAACAGCAAAAAAAGAGGTTCAGAAGATGTTTAACCAAGGCGACGTTAAGCGCAAAAGAAACTACCGGGAATATATTTATTATGTGGAGGGTGAGGAATGACCGCGATCAAAAAAGAGGTTGTGATAGGTGATTGCCGTTTGATTTTGGGCGATGCTCGAGAGGTTGTTCCAATTCTTAAATATGACAGCATCGTTAGCGATCCGCCTTACGGAATGTCTTTTGTTAGCAACTACCGAATCGACAAACACAAAGCGATTGCAAACGATGAAGGAGTTGAACACCTGCAGTATGCTTGCAATTTACCCGCCACACATTCCAAATATATCTGGATGAGGTGGGATAATTTGTGGGATGTTCCTCTCCCTAAGAGCCTAGTGACGTGGCTAAAAAACAATCACTCAATGGGCGATCTTGAGCATGAACATGGACGCAAGACGGAGGTCTGCGCGTTTTACAATGGGCCAGAGCACTACTTTCCAAGCGGCAGGCCAGTTGACGTGGTTTACGGCACGAGAACAGGCAACGCGCTACATCCAACCCAAAAGCCCGTTGACCTAATTCGAAATGTGGTTGAATGGACCGCAGGAACAGTTCTTGATATGTATATGGGGTCAGGAACAACTGGCGTTGCCTGCGCTAAACTAGGTCGCAAATTTATCGGCATTGAGATTGACGAAGAATACTTTGAGATATCCTGCAAGCGTGTGCGTGATACCTATGCTCAGCCGGACCTATTCGTTGAGCAGCCTAAAGCACCAACACAGGAAGGATTCGACCTGTGAAACCACACCCGCAAATCCCCGCCTTTGGCAACCTTGATTTTCGCGGTTACTGCCCGACCGAGCAAGTAGAACAGGTAACGTTTTTTAATCGTCTGCGCGCGCAACACCCGAAAACATACGGGCTGATTGCCATACACCCGCGCAACGAGGGCAAGCGCACACACGGGCAAGTAAGGTGGCAGAAAGCCGAAGGCATGGTTAAGGGGGCTAGCGACATAAACATACCCGGCGCGCCCACGTTTGTTTGTGAGCTTAAGCGCAAAGACCGCACCAAAAGCACATGGCAAAAAGGCCAGCTGGAATACCTGCTAGCAGCACAAGAGGCAGGCGCGTTTGCTTGCTTGGCGTTTGGCGCAGATGCAGCTTGGGAGGCTTTTGAGGAATGGCTAAGCCTTCACAAATAATGCAGTCCATTATGCGCGGGGAATCCGATCTGGAAAGAGCGGCCCCAGCCATACAATCAGCCTGCCGGTTGCCTATCTACAATGCGGCGCTAAACATTCTGAAAATGCCAAAGGGCGACCGTCGAGCCGCCCTTGATAAATTGCCCGACCTGATCCGGCCTTACATTGAAGCCGAGGTTATTCGGGTTTTTAGGATGCCCATTTGATCACCTCCGCAACCTCGTGATGAATGCCCATTTCGCCAGCCGCTGCAAGAATGCGCGCCTTGCCAGCAATCCAATCATCGCGCTGTATTAAATCCTTGCGATGCAGTTGAGCGAATAACAGGGCATCAAGTTTGTCCATCAGGTCCAATCGTATATTCCACGGCATTGGCAAGGGCGGCAATTCACAACCAAGCTCTTTTGCAGCCTTGGATTCCGCAATATCGAGCGCCGCCTTTAGTTCCGGGTTGCTGCGCTTAGCTGGTCCAGACACATCACCGACCAGATATTCAGGCAGGTCATGCTCTATGGCAGCCACGTAAACGCCATAAGGCACGTCAGGCCAAAACTCACGCAACAGGATAGCCACGCGGCCACTATGGCCATTGAGCGGGTCATGGTATGGGTTCAAGCGCGGGTTTTGATGCCAGCGAGCAGTAAAGCAGGCCAGCCACTTGTTGGCAATTTGCTCGGGGTTCATTCCCCGCTCCATTCTACGCGCAATATTGTCGCGATTGCAAACATGGTTGATTTGCGCGGCTTGTGCGCCTGGTCTTTTAGCTGGCGAATCGTAATTGGTGCCAAGCCCGTTTTTTCGCAAATGCTGTTGATTTTGTAATCCTCCAACAGCTTTACGATCTCTGCGCGTGATTTTTTTTCCATAGTTTATTTCCTTCTATTAGTAATTAGTATAATTGACAAACGCTCATTGAAGTTATGAATATTAAAACGGTAAAAACCGTAACAACCCCAATCAGCGCGAATAATGCAATTAAAGCACTGTGCATTAGCTGGCCTCCATATCTTGCTCTGCAATTTGACACCAGATGCCGCACTGGTACTCTGTTTCTGTTGGGTAGTTTCCCAAGTCTGGCGGCAACTCATCCAAAAAAATACGCTCCAGCTTGCGCTCACCATCCTCAACCCATTCACGCTTGCAAATTTGGCGGCCAAGGTTTCGTTCAATTCCTGCCATTTCCGCAAACACTTCTGGAAAATCCACTCTTATCTTGTTCCAGTAACCCGCGCCTCCCTTAACACAGCCAATGCAGTTATTGTTATGATAGCCTAGTTTATACATCGCAGGCATTTCTATGCCCGTGCGCTCAAAAACAGCCATAACATCCTCGCGACCAAGGTCACGATCAATCAGGATATTCCAAAGGTTTAACAATGGCTCGGAAGCGTTCAGACGATCAACGCGCTCTTTCTCCTCCCGTGTGTAGCCCATAACAATCCTATCTGTAGGTTTACCAACTTCCCACCGCATTGCTTTTTTAAGTTCGCTAGTGCACCGCGCCCCCCTTGGCCCAACTAAAAAGCGGGTCTTGCGGAATACTTTTCGACATGATCTATTGTATTTGTCATTACCGATCGTAATTATCGGGTGCTGAAACCATTCCTCACAATCACGCAAAAAACGCGCATTGTCTGGATGCTCCTCCTTTATTTCAAAGTTGTAAATGAAGAAATTATCCTTATCAACTTCATTGGATGATAGCGCTAATTTTGTGGCCACTGCTGACGGGATACCCCCAGAAAAATAAGAAACTGTTCTCATGTTTATTCCTTTCGTTACCTACACATAATACACATAAAAAGCCGTGTCAATGTAATTAACGCTTGCAAAGCCGCTTTCTGTCGCTATATTGGGAATAGGAAAAGGAGAAAAACCAATGATTGACCAAGTTAAAAACCTAAACGCCCTGATAGACACGGCCAAGCCGTTCTTAGCGGCACTGCCAGGCAATCACCCGCTGGCGCGTATGGTGATTGCGTTTGTGGATGCCGAGCGGGTTCTTGATGGAAATCTTACCCATGGTGATGCGCCGTTTTTTGATACAGCCGCAAGCGTTGCAATCACGCATTGCGATGCAATGGCTAAGTATTATGCCGATCTGTCAGACCTCTGTGACGCGCTGCCTGCTGGCAGTGTTGATTCGTGGGATGGTTGCAGCAATGAATAGCCCCCAATGGAAGGCATGGACCCGAGAGCGCCAGCAGAAACGAATAGCGCGTCGGGCGTTTGCCGTAACGGTTGCTATTATGGCAAGTGTGATATTGCTGACAATTTGGGCAGTGCTAAAACTGGCACAGGGGATTTTATAGGAGTTTAGAATGAAATACAGAGACAGAAATCACGGCCAGATTCGCGAGATGCTACGCGATATTGCCTACATTGCCGCCATTATCGGCCTTGTGGTTATCATAATGCTGGTCTTCGGGCGACCATCACAGGCGCAAACGCAATTCCGGCTTGGCGCGACCTTGGGCAGCTATCATCCCCGCTATGCCGGTGAGTATGAACAGTTCAACCCCGGCCTAAACGCCAGCGTGACGTTTCGTGCAGACAAGGCGTTTCAATATGGCTTTCAGGCTGGCGCATATTCAAACAGCTACGGTGAGCGCACCATCTACGGCCTCGGCTTTGCTGATACCCGTCTGTTCGACATAGGGCAGGTCGAGGTTCGCGGCGGCGGCTTTGCGGGCATGTTTGAGTATGCCAACCTTGCCCCGAAAGCTGCGGCGCGCGGCTGGCCGACGATGGGTGATTACGTGCTTGTAATCGGGCCGCATGTGAAAGCGCGGTTTAACAATGGGCTGG